ACACACATACTTTATAACGTTTCCTTGAAAAAAAGAAAGATCGTTCTTAGAAATAAATTCATAAGGTTGAATGTGAAAGTCTTTGTAGTGACTCCCGCCTATCTGCTTATCTTGTGGAAAGGCTTCTTCAAATATACCTTTGTTTGTCATATTATTTCTTCTCCTATGTTGTATTGATATTCATAACCTTGATTCATTATGAATAAGTTTTCTTTTGCTCTTGTCACACCAACAAAAAATAATCTATGTTCAGTGTCTTTATTTACTTGAGCTGCTTCGTAAATAATTCTTTCTAAATCTGTAAAGAGAACTACATTTTCTGATTCTTCTCCCTTAACTGCATGTATTGTAGATAATTTTATTCTTGCCGGTTTACTTAGATCCTCGCCGCTCGCCACTAGTTCCTTGATGTAATCATATTGATAATCTTTAAATCGTAATGCATTCCAGCCTCCAGATGCAATCAGGCCATGTTCTAGTCTCAACTCGTCCATATCTACAGAGTCTACATTTACTAGAGACTTGCCACCAGAAAAACCATACTTCACGTCGCCCTCTTCATACTTTAAATATTCATAAATGTTTCTCGCTTCTTCACCAGATATGCTCGCACCTCTATTTAATCTTCGCCAATCATTGATTGCTTTTAATGCTTCGTTGGGCAACAGATCATTAAATTTACACTCAAACCGGTAACCTAATTCTTGGAAAGTGGGCACCAGATTTTTCATCTGTTCATTTGTTCTAGTTAGAATCATCCATTGTCCAGAATTAAAATGTAAATCCTCTAGTTCTAAATTTTCAAAGACTCTACCTTCTGCTTTTCTAGGCTCCCATGTTTTAATTCTTCTTTCATCAATATTATCTAAAATAGATAATGCTACTTTATGTATGGCTCTTGGTACCCTTCTTGATTCTGTTTGGTGATCAGGGATCCCTTCAAGGTTTATAAATGTTTTAGGGTCAGCCCCTTGAAATGCATAGATAGCCTGATCGTCATCCCCTGCAATGTATGATCTTTTACAACAAGATTCGATGTAAAAAAACATTTCCCACTGCAAAGGATTGAGATCTTGGGCTTCATCGAGAAAAACAGCGTCGAGGGAAGGACATAGTTTTTTCTCAACAAACTTGGAAATCATGTCTGAAAATTCATACATGATGTAATCTTTTTTATAATCTAATATGTCTTGATTAATTTGTTCTAGTAAAGGTTCACTAATATAATCTATTAAGTCTAGTTCTACTGCAGCGTCTTGTAATTCAATTTTTTTACATCTTGAGTATTCTATGACCTGCATATACTGATTTCTATATTCATTAAAACCATTCTCATGTTGTTTAGTTTCAAAATGTAAATCATTGTGGCCATATTTATTTTTAAATGCATTCCAGTTTTTATCTTTTAGTAACTGAGTGTTGGTATCAATACCTAGTAACTTAGTTCCCATTGAGTGCATTGTACAAATCCAATCAAAATCAAATGTTGGATATTCTTTTTGTATTCTATCTCTTGCTTCATTTGCAGCTGCATTACTAAATGTAATGTAACAAATTTTTTTAGAATTTGTTTTATGATTTATTAATTCGTTATGTAAATGTTTATGTATCAATGTATGTGTCTTTCCTGTGCCTGGTGGTCCTGCTATTACAGTTCTCATTCAAATGCTGCTGGTTGTTTTTCTATTCTTCTTGGTATGTATTTCTCAACTTCTATCTTTTCTACAGTCCAAACTTTTACACTTTTTTCTTCTTTACCAACTGTAATTTTTACAACATCTGTCTTAGCACCAAACAATTGTTCTAGTAATCTTATTGTTTTATTTTTAGGATACTTTTTTTCTGACCATGTTTTTTGTTTAATTACATACGCCCAGAAATCTTTAAATTTAAAATAACTAACACCGTTTTGTGTGTATGGTTTTCTTTTCAATACATCTTCCATAGACTTACCATCTCTACTGATAAAGGTTGTTAGTAATTCTTTTAGTTGTATATCTTTTTTAGTATCGTCTGGAGCTTCAATGGTCGCCATGTTTTTCATTAAAGATGCTAATTGTTTTCTCCATACTAATTTAGCAACAGGAATTAAGGGTGTGCCTAATTCTGTCATACATTCAATACTAAACTTTTCATGATCGTGTAATGTAGGTGCATCTACTTCAACAGTATCTTCATCTATATCAACAAAAAATATTGGTGGATCAGATTCATATTTTCTAATCGCTGTGATTGCAGGCATTCTAACTTCACTGCCTTTTCCAAATTGTTTTGTATAACAAAGTCTTTCATCACAAAAATTACAAATAGGTTTGTCTTTACATCTAAAATCATAATCTTTTGCATCAACTTGTTTTTTAATTCTAATAACATCTGTCGCTTTTAATGGTGGTTTGATATATTTTTCTACATTGTAATCTTCTATTTTATCTTGCCATCCAATTGGATCTGATTTTTTTAAATACACACCTATATTAAATAAACCATTATCACGACCTGATGCTGCAACATCACCATTACCTTCTATGATAGGACCATTTTTAATAATAGTATTTAAACATGGTGGACCATCAGGAAAATCTTCTTTTGGTTTTTCTTCTGTCTTGTTAATTAATAAATTTTTTAATTGTAAATCTTCTAGTGCAATTAAATCATATGCTTTTATAAAACTATCTATTGTTAAAGAATTACCATTATCATCAATTGCATACTTAACAGTTCTATCTCCACCATGATATGGCATGTTTAAAAAACTACCAACATCTCCTCTGTCGGCCATAATTCTAGATTGTTTAGGAAATATTTCTGCTTTAGCATAGCCTAGTGATGATGCCATTAGTTGTAATTTACTTCTCATTAAAGATGCAGGTACAAATTGTTTTACAAAACAATATACGTGTGCACCACCTGATTTAGATCTAAATACAATTAGTGGTAATTTCTTTTCTCTTATCTTTTTAATTAATTTTAAATGATCAAATGGATAGGTATCAATATCAATTGCACCCCATTTACATTTGTTTTCTTCATTGATAGGTATAATACCTAGTCCAGGTTCTTCACCTTTTAAATGCTTTTCCCATAACTCATCTGTTACAGGTTCTCTGATGGTTTTAGATCTAACTTCGTTTTTACCATCGTGTCTTATTTCATCAGTTTTTTTAGTGATACCATGAGCACTTTCTAAACCTCTAAATATATCTTTTAATCTTTCTAACATGTTCCCTCAAGTTGAAATTAAATTGGGCGCCACAAACGTAGCGCCCAAATGTGGCAATTATCTGTTTTGTTTATCCATGCTATCATGGAAATCTTTAGCTCTTTGATAAATCTCAGCGTTTTGAACTGGTCCTTCAGACTCTATTGAAAAACCATACCACTGATTACCTTTACCAGAGTTTAATACAGAACTTAGTTTGTAAGAGAAAGCAAATGATGCAGGTGTAAATGACCCTTGTTCATCTTTCATAGTCTGAGACATTTGAAGTGACTGCCATTTTCTTGCAACTTTGCCTTGAGATGCACTCATTGAAATAAGTGCAGTTTCTGCTTTTCCATCTTTACCAAGTATAATTACAAAGTTTTGATGTACAGTTAAAATGTAATTACCATTCTGTAATCTATCTTTACCACCATCTTTAGTAGTTTTAGATAAAATATCAGATTCTGCAGGAAAAATTTGTTCCGGTCTACCTGAACCAGTACCAAATTCTGCCCACTCTTGGTATTCCATTTTATAGTAACAAGGAATTACACTAATTCCTTCATCACCATCATACAGTTTTTTAGTTACTGTATTTAAAAACATTCCAGGTTCTGCACCTTCAACATAATTTTGATTACGTTTTTGCGCTTCTCCTGAACCGTTTTGTAAAAGTTTTAAGATTGGTAATGCAAGAGATTCTTGTCTTACGTTCTCAAAACCTTTTGAGGCATCGTCTCTAAATAAAATAGTAGACGGTGTTTGTGCCGCTTTTTTAGTTGTTACATTGTTTTCCATGTTTAACTCCTTTTTATATTTGTACGGTTACCCACGTAAGTTTTAAAGCAATCAGGAAGTTCGATTCCAGACTCGTTACACTCCCTGACTACTCCTTTTAAGGTCTGAGGATGCACTCCCACTTTCTGGACAGGTTCGTATCCTTGACCTTTAGCAAGGACAGCATATTGTGCTGCCTTGTTATCTTCGCCACGACCAAAGGTAACGGTAATATCATTTTTAATAATATCACCTCGACCGTTTTCACGAAGCCATTTAAAAGCTGCATCTTGATCAACAATAGATGCACTATAAAAGTTAGAGACTTCAACTGTCTCTCCATCTTTTAGCTTTAATTTTTTTATATTCATTTCCTCCATCATCTGAGGAATTTCAAATTGTGAAAGTATGTTTGCTTTTTCTTTTAATTTTTTAACAGAATCTTCTGCGTTTGCAATTTCATCTTCTAAATCTTTTAATTGTTGAACTTTATTTGCTAATTCATTTGGGTTAGCAACTGTTTTAATTTGATCAACTTTATCTTGTCTAAAATTTACACTCATAATATAACCTTTCTATTTCTTTCTAATATAATCCTATAAACTAAATTGTCAAGAGGATTCTTTTTGATATAGTTCAATTTCAATTGGATAATATCTTCTTTCTTGTTTGTCCCATTTTAGTAATTTGTATTTTCCATTTGTAATATCAGAAACTATTGAACATGCAACTCCAATTATTGCAGGATCACCTGTAAGTAGTAAATAATCTTCTGGTGTATATTCTTTTAATAATTTTCTTAATTTAAAAACTAATGGACCCGCACTTAAAATAATTTGTGCGTTCTCTGGTAGTAAAACTTTTAATTCTCCAAATTCAGATGCGCCTATAATATTTATTTTAGGACGACCTTCTCTACTACCAGGTACATCCTGGATTACATAAACTTTATTTTTCATAATTTCTTGACTTCTT